ATGTCTTCCTCTTTTGCTGTCATATACTTCATTTCCACTGTACCACTTTTTAACCCTGATTCCTCGGAGTAAAATTTACCCTTTGAGGGTAACTCAACCATTTCAGTTGGTAATTTAAATTCGCTCATAATTTTTATTTGTTATAACTTTTATATTGATAAATATCTATAAATTGGTGATGTTGTCTGTGGAGGTGATAAATCTTTTAACTCCTGGGACTCTCCTAATTTCGGATGCTATATCTTGCATTTTATCTCTATTAAATCCCCCTTTAGTAATCCATGGGTATCCATCTACTTTAACTGTTAAAGTTGTCTTAAAGTTAGATGTATCCTGTTCATTATAGGCAATAGGTTCAATGGAGGATATTGTTGTGATTCCTGTTATGGCTCTAAGATCTGAATATACTTCTTTTTGTGGGCGCACATTTAAATCAGTGATTAATGTTCCCACCATTTTAAATTTATCTTGATAATCCTCTTTAAGGATATTTTTAATTTCCTCTTTAATAATGGATTTTATATCATTTCGTTTCATATATTATAAATATTATGGGAAAATAAAAAGCCTACCTTAAATAGGCAAGCTTTTTTATTATCTTTTAAAAATGCATTTTAGTAATTCAAGATACAGTAATCAGGTTGAACAGTCATTGTAATGTTTACTGCGGTTCCATCATCATCCCAGTTATAATCACCAAATGTAGCGTTAGTAATAAGGGCACCTTTTACAATCCATTCAGAAACTATATCCCCTACTGGACCTACAACATTGAAAGTTAAGTCTTTCTTATAGAAATCAGAATATCCATCTCTACCAGTTACAGATTCGTGATGTAAACGAACCCATTCCATTACTGATTGTGCCCCAGAAGGAGTAATAGGATCAAATAATGTAAATTGAATAGTATTCCATTTTGTTTTACCTTTCACATAACGTTGAATGTTAATGTGGTTAAGAGCAACTGCGGATTGTTCTAAACTTACAGCACCCATTGCTTTTACTAGGTATGAAGGAATTCCATCAATATATAGTATAAAACGGTTTGTTTGTTTTGGTTCAAACGCGGTGAAAAATATTTCGTTGGGATTTAGTATTGCCATGTTATTTTAAGTTAATTTTTTATCAATTATAAATATTAGTTACTTTAGGTTTTTAAACAGGGAAACTAGCTCCTGTTGGTTGAATGACAAAATCTAAATTGATAAATTCTGCTGTTTTAGTTGGTTGAATAAAAATTTGACCTACTAATTGGTTTCTATCTACCACATCTGGAGTATTGTTAGTATCATCCATCACTACTTTAAAGGCATATAAACCTTCTTTTTGTTTGATTCTTTCCAAGTATGGGTTTACAGTTGTTAAGAATTTATTTTGAGTAGTTAGTGTATTTTGTTCAAATACTAAAGTATCAGCTACTTGCCCAATATATGATTTTAATTCAATTAACAATCTTCGTACATTCACTCTATCTAAAGCTGATGCTTCTTTCTGTAGCGTTTTTTGTCCTGTTATTACTACTTGATTACCTTGAGTTGATACTGGGTTGATATTATCCTCATATAGCTCGTTTTGAGATGATTTTGATAGTTTGTATTCTGCTTTTTGAACAGTATTTAAACCTCCTCTATTTAAACCAGCTGGTGCAAACCATGGAGCTTTAACTCTATCATTAAATGCATATACTCCCCCTATTACAGTTGAGGAGGGTACCCATACAAGTTTTCCAGTTTCAGGATCTTGCATTCTAACCCATGGCCAGTAAGTAGCAGCATAAGAAGAATTTTTACTTTGTGCTTGAGTTATTGCAGCGGTTCTTGTTGAACCATGAGCTACCATATCAGGAACATAAATATTATCTCCTCTTTGTTGAGTATTTACTATAATATTGTTAATAACTGTTGCATGGTATTGATCTACTAGCCCAGGAGTTAATAATACGTTAAATTTGTAATCTTGCTCATTTGAGAGCAGATCTACCATGTTTGTATAATCAGCAGCTACTACTCCTTGTGTTTGAACTCCAATATTTTCATAAAAATTGGCTCCTCCCATAATATCTCCTGTTGCATCACCAAATGCATTGTTTTGTAGAACTGGAATACTTCCAGTATATGCTGGGTTAGGTAATCCGTTTGCATCTAAATAATTTGGAGTTGTAAGTAATACTTCTTTTACTCTAATATATTTTGAAGCATTTGGATAGTTTCCAGTTGTCTCAACTTGATTATTTACTGATGAGTATGTGTGTTTTTCATCTCCTATTACTCTAGCTATATAGTTTGAAGATAAAGGATCTAAACTAACCTTGTTGAATGTTTCTAGAACAATTTTATTGGAAGCTTTATCATCTCCTCTTCTTACTATAACATTAAATGTTCCAGAAGCCGTTGAAGGATTTGTGATTTCAATACGTAAATTATCTTTTGTACCATTTTCAAGTACTCCATTAGCATCTACTGATCCTGAACTATTCATGATTACACCTTCAGAAATGGTTTCTAGGGTTGCAACTATATCAGTTTGGAAATAACCATCCTCTACATAATCATTTACTACATAACCCCCACTAATTACTACATCAAGTTCTGCGGAAGTGAAAGATCCACTTGCTACTCTAGCAACAAGTAAAGATGTTCCTCCAGAATTAAAATAATTAAAAGCTGCAATTGAGGTAAGGTAGGAATATGAATCACTACCACTTATAAGAGAACCACCAAATACATTTCTATAATCAGAATATGATGTTATTACAGTTGGAAGTTCTACAGGTCCTTTTGTTGCCGGGCCTATAATTGCTGCTCCTACTTTTACTGGTAGGGGAGAAGTAAATGATTGGTCTAATTCGTTTAGGTTTACCCCAGGGGATGAATTTACGTTTGCCATGTTTATAATTTTGTTTTATTATACATATTGGAGAATTATTCAAAAGTCACTCCTGATGGAGTTAAGTTGAAATCTAATTGTATAAATTCTACAGTTCTTGTAGGTTGTATGAATATTTGCCCTATTAGTTGATTATTATCTACAACTGATGGGGGGTTATTTGAATCATCCATTACCACTCTAAAATTATCCAATCCTTCTCTCTGTTGAACAGATGATAAATAAGGATTTACTTGAGATAAGAATTCATTACGTGTAGCAGTTGTATTTTGTTCAAACACAATAGTATTTGCTATTTGCTCAATGAATGATTTCAATTCAATTAATAATCTTCTTACATTTACTCTATCTAAAGCAGATTTTTGTTTTTGTAATGTTTTTTGTCCAAAAACAATCACACCCAAATTAGAGGAAGTAGTTAAAGGATTAATATTTGCTTGATAAAGTAAATCACGTGTAGATTGTTGTAGGTTTCTTTCCGCTCTTAATACTGTTGGAAGTAATCCACGTGAGGTACCAGCAGGTGCTAACCAAGGTTCTGCTACACTATCATTAAATGCATACACTGATGGAATCATTGTTGAGGCAGGTACCCATACAGTTTCTCCTGAGTTAGGATCTATTGTTTGTAACCATGGCCAATAAGTTGCTACATATGTATTATCAATTCCAGAAGTAGATGAAATAGTTGGGTTTAACATAATCCCATATTCTACAGTGTCTATAATTGCTAAATTATCTCCACGTTCTCTACTGTTTACAGTTAAAGATGTTAATCTGGGGGTGTGTCCTCCAGCGGTGAGTGAATAAATTAATCCAGGAACCGAAATATATTTGAATTTATATTCCTCACGATTTGATAATAAATTTAGAGCATCATCATAATCACTTGCTTGTAATCCTTGAGTATTTGTATCATTGATATTATGGAAATAGTTTCCTACCCCAATTGGTAGATTTGATCCTGTAGCTCCACTAAAAGAATTTAATTGTGTTACTGGGATAAATGATGGAAATGGTGCTGTTGGGTCTCCATTATTATCTAAATAATTAGGAGTTTTTAAATTAACATTACTAACCCTGATATAGTTTGATTGGTTAGCATAATTACCAACGGATTCTAAATAGTAATCTCCATTATCATCTACTAAAGTAGAGGATTGGTTTCCTATTCGTTTTTCAATGTAATTAGAGGAAAATGGATCTAATGATAAGTTACTCCATGTTTCTAAAACCACTGGGGAATTTGTGTTATCATCTCCTCTCCTAACCAAAAGTGTAAATTCCCCTGAGGATGTGTTTGGGGAGGTTATTTGGATTCTTAGATTATCTGAGGTTCCATCTGTTA